CGCGAGCCACGCTGCAGCCGTAGCCAGAGCCGCCGCGATCTGAATACCCTCATAAACCAAAACAGCCGCGATGATTAAATCAATAATGGGTAGTAGGGATTCCCAGTTCTGATCAACCCACGCGATAGCATCGGCTATTGCAAGAAGAGCGGAGGAACCGATATCTGCCAAGGTTATGATAGCGTTCGTTATATCCTCAATAAGTTGCATACCCTCATCAGAATTAATGAACTCTGTCCAGTCTGCAAAAGCATCCTGAAGGGCATACTGGATATTATTAGCCATCTGAGTGCCAACATCTTCCATGGTCATAGGAAGATTGTTGAACTCTTCGCTTATTTCGTCTGTGGCTCCGAGCATAGCGTTCTTGATGATGTCTGCAGTGATCTGACCATCTGCAGCCATATCTTTGAGAGCGCCTTTGTCCACCTCCATATAGTCAGCTATTCTTTGAATAACACTAGGAGCGGACTCCATGATAGCGTTGAACTCTTCACCCCTTAATGCTCCTGCTCCGAGAGCCTGAGTCATCTGAAGGGTAGCGGAAGCCATTTCCTGTTGTGAGGCTCCTGCCAACTTGAAAGATTTATTCAAGTTCTCTGCAAAAGCGATAGCCTCTTCGTTATTAAACGTCTTGCTTGCGTTCTGGCCTATCCTTACCACTAAATTAGCGGTATCAGCATATGCGCCCCTTGACCTCTGGGCCGCTGCCATGATAGCATCACTATTCTGACCTAAAGACTGAAGTTTTGTATTTATCTGAGACATCTGGTCTGCGGTCTCGATAAAGTTTTCACCCAGTTTGACAAGTCCAAGCGTAGCAATAACGCCACGAAGTTTAGAAGCCCACTGACCAGCCGCGTTCGCTGTGTTCTGGGTCTCTGCCGTGACTCTTCTTTGTTTGCTCTCCGCATCACCGATACTCTGTGACGCTTTGGCAAACTCCTCTGAAAAGCCTTCAGCAAAGCCAACCATAAAATCTTGACTCTGCTGCGAGACTTCTCTAAGGTCTACTAATTCCGACTGAATAGCCTCGAGGGTCTTAATGGCGCTATCGCCCTGAGATATGAAATTTCCAAACGTACTCGAAAACGCATCAGCAAGTACAAGTTCTTCTCTGATAACACCCATTACTTTTTCCTCATGGCCTCTCGTTTTTCCTTAGTGTCCTTTTTGATAAGCTCATTCATGATGAGCATCTCTCTGTAGGAAAGCTCTAAAACTTCATGAGGGAACACCCCATGCTCACACAGCATATACTGACATAGTGCGGCTTCAAGTGTTCCCTCGTGTGTTAGTTTTTTGCCTCTTCCTCAAGCGTTTCCGCCTCATCAACCGTGAACCCATTGATACGATTCACTGCCTTTATGAGCCTGCCGTACTCCCCGGCAGTTAGCATCCTTGCCGGAACGTCTGTGGGGTCTTTGGTTTTATAGTAACTACACAGTTCAGAGTCCTTGAAGTTAGGAGATACAACGCAAGCAACCAAAAGAAGATTGCCGTACTTTGCAGCGTCTGTCTCGGAGCCGACAACCACGCCGTTCTTTTTGATCGGGCGGGATGCCTGCTTGTGTAAAGACTCATTTATCTCCTGTGAAATGATACGGATCTTGAAAGGCTGGACCTTTCCATCCTCATCCGTAAACCTATCGGATATGATCACATCCTCTGTCGTATCTGTGACAGGCGGTTTCATAAACGCTTTTAATCCACTCATATTAACACCCTCCTTATGAAATTAACCTACCTGATCGGGGTCTTTGAACCAGTCAAGAACCTCAATTCCTGTGAAAGAGAAACCAACTTCTTCCTCAAGGAACTCTGTATCAGCGTCCAGAATAGCCAAAGGCACCTTCTGAAGCTTGCAGTTTGTCAGAAGTACGGTCTGCTTTCCAACTGATGTAGAAGGATCGTCATTCTCTACCTGAAGGTCGAAGTAAGGGATCTTACCTGACTTAACATACTCCTGCACCATCTTAATGAAGATAGGAGTGCCGTAGTAGATTGTCATGGTTCCTGTGAGATTGACACCTGTGGTCTTCTTCTGCACAAGAACTGTGCCTACTACCTTAAAGTCAGCCTCAGTGAACTCTGCATCTGTCTGAAGCTTCTTGCACTGGAAAAGTTCTTTGTTTTCACCATCAATCGTGATGATGGCCTTGCCCTGCTTACCGTTGAGGGCATCACGCTCTAAAAGAAAACTCATATTTACCCTCCTTACTCAGCAACTACACGAACCGTGATTGTAGCGTATACTTTCTCAACACTGTCTACCGGCTGAATTGCGATGTTGATAAGAACAGAGTCAAGTGAATTGCCCTGAACTACTGTTACATCTTCAGCATCAAAGTTCTGGATGCCATTATTGGCCTGCATCTCATTGAGATACTTAACGATCCAGCCCTTCATGAGATTACGTCCAGTGTCGTTGTTGTCCAGCTTGCCGATGAAATACTTTGAGAAATGCTCGTATACATCGTTGCAGATCTGGTCTACAGTACGCATCACGCGGTTCTTTGAGAACTCACTTCCCTTGTCTGTTGAGAATGATGTGAAGGTATTGATATCTGTGCAGACCTTAACCTCGTCAAAGTCGTCAACGAATACGACATCGCCTGCAAGGATAGCAGCCTCAACCTGATCATTAGTCTTCTTAGGGTTAGCCTCGATAGCCTCAGGATAGAGAGCGTATGTGAGAGACTGGTTATACTGTGCGCCTGCCTCTGCGCCTGCTACCCACCATGTAGCCTGAGCCGCTGTAAGGGATGTACCGTCTGCGAGCTTAACGCCGTTATTGACGTTGATTACCCTCTCGGAGTCCATAGCCGTAGCACCCGACATAACAACCTGACACTTCTTGCCGATTGCATCAGATACGCGAACTACGAAAGACTTCATAGCGGTACGAACTGTAGCATCAGAGCCATCGTAGCAAACAACATCGAACTTGTAAGGCTCCAGAGCGGTAAGGAATGCGCTATAATCTGAAGTCCCTACAGTGGGGTTAACACCGCCTGTGAGGGCTGTGCCTGCTGTTGTTGTGATTGTGGTTCCTGTGCCTGTGAACTCTACCCAGTCATTAGCTACGAGATCATCAAGATCTGCTACGTTCTGGGTGTCCACGATAGAACCATCAATCGAAGTAGAGATATCATATCCGCTTACTGCGTTAGCCGCGATGATGATTGTGATATCGTTACCACGCGCGCCTGTGTACTTTGCGGTTGCTGTCAGCGCTCCGACTGTTGCCGTAGCTGCCACACCGCTTGTGCCTGCGGGACGATAGATAAGAATTTTGATAGGGCCATTAGTCTGTGATGATCCCTTTGTCATCTCTCTGAGGAACATAGCCTCTGCGCTGGTCAGATCACTTCCGATTATGGGAGTGGGGTCTGTACCGGGAGTGTACTCAGAGATAACGCCTGTGGGGCCGAATGAGAGTGGCTCGCAAATAGCGACAACACCCTTCTGTCCGATGCTTGCAGTAACATCACCACGAGATCTTGTGTTGATGTAAACACCGGGGATGATCTTATTCTGGCTTGTCCAGATTCCACCTGCCATCTTTTTTACTCCTTTCCTTTCGAGGGTTTAAGCACCTTATTGAGTGCCGCCTTCGCCTCTTCTACTGTGTACTCATCTTTCGTGAGGATCGCCCCCACAAAATCTATCTGATACCCTTCCAGAACGCCGCTTTTGATAAGGCTCTGGGTAGGAATCTTCTTTTCATCCTTTTCTTTTGATTTCATAAGTTAAATCCTCCAAGTGTAGAAGCAAAGGCTCGTTTACATCTACATAAGTCCTCGTTTTTATTGTTATTTGATAGTGAAGATCCATCTCCTCAAGATGATAATGACGGTCCAGCGCCCTTAAAAGACAGGTCTCTTCGTCATCTGAATACTCGAACGTGTCAAGATTCTCATCTAAGAAGTCAATCACTGAGAATATCTGATCTGTGGCGTTTGTGATGTTTGGTTCCTGAAGAAATACGATATCGAGTGATACGGAATTGAGGTATCTACCCGACAACTGTCCTTGTATCTCTGAAGGCATGAGGGATATAAAAAAACAAGGCGTTTCAACGCCCTGCTGTGTCTGACTTGCGTATATAGGGTACTCAAGCGGACTTAATGCCCCTGCTATGCTCTCTATGAGGTTAGATAAGGTGTAA